CGCCCGTACACTGTTATTCTTCGGTTGTTTCCTGCTCCTCTTTACGCTTACGGCGTTTCTCCCTGAACTCGTCAATCCAGCCTTTGACGATGATCACCCATCCGGCAATCACGATTCCCGCCGCCACACCGAAGCAGGTCGAGAGCATAAAACTCTGATATGTTGTCATAGGTCACGCCCTCCTTATGCCAGGAAATCATCGTCATCGAGAGTGGCGAAATCATCCGCTGCATTCGTTCTGCCGCCGAGAGGCTCCCCGTCACGCACCTTCTGGATGTTGCCAAGACCGCAGGCGATACCCTTATTGCCGTTGGAATTGAAGGCATAGAAATTCAGAGACACTCTCGCATAGCATCCGGAGTAGACTTCGTTCCTGTCGAGAATCGGCTTGACCGCCCTGTCAACGATCTGGGGAGCGGTATTGGAGTTTGCGTTGATGAAGTAATGCCCCTTATAGGCTTCATCGTCACGCTCCACATCCCCGTCACGCAGAGGCAGCTTGATTGCAGCCTTGTTAGGCTTCTTACCGCCGAATTTGGCGATACCATCCTCGATAGCAGCATCGATCGCCGCGTTGATGGCGTTTACCGTGGCAGTATCATCCTTCGGGATGAGAACAGATACGGAATACTTCTCCGCTCCGCCGTTGATGGATACAGGCTCCCAGCCGTGGAAGTAAGAGAGTCTCGTGTTGGTACCAGTGATAACCTTTGTCTTGCTGTTCGTGTTTGCCATTTTACATATCCTCCTTGATTTCATTAAATTCGTTCATGGCGTTTGTTACGTTCATAGCCGGACGCTTATCCGATTTCGGAACCAGTGTCGGCTTGCCCGGCGGTTTGTAGATGAGGCCGCCGAGAACCTCCTCAAACTTTGTCTTGCCCATCAGCTTCTGCATCTCTGTCAGCGTAATGAGAGACTTCCTGTAGATGTCGTTGTATCCGGCTTCGATAGCCGCCTCCGCGACTTTCTCCTCGTCCCGGTACTTACGGACTGAGCGTCCTTCGACCACTTTGAATCCGTCCCACTCTTTGCCGTGGTTTACGGCAGCGTCAGTGGCATAAGCTGTGATCTCATTCGCCCATTTGGTAAGGTTCGGAAGGATGGCAAGGATCTCCTCGATCTCCTCATCGGTGAGAAGTGGCGGGAGCCGGAACTCCGACTGTGCCAGTTTCAGTTTTTCTTCGGCCCTGGCACGGCACCTGGCAGCCGCACGGCAGAAGGTACACCACTCTCCGGGAAGATAATCGCCCTCGCCGTTGTACGCCATCCGCGCTCTCGGCTTCAGCACGTTCTCCGCCCAGCTTTTCAGTTCCTCTGCCGGGATCGTCCAGGTACTGACGTGTTCCCGTCTCGGCTGGAAGATCGTCATGGATACCTCTTTGATGTCATACAGGGCATCGTAAAGTTCCAGTGCGCCAAGCGCATACAGTTTCATCTGCGGATTATCTTCAGCTTCGACCAGGATGCCCATGCCGTACTTGAAGTCTACGATGTGCAGCCTGTCGTCTGAGATGATGATGCAGTCCCCGGTACCGAATCCCTCCGGCACATAGCAGGAGAAGTCGAGATGCTGTTCAATCAGCACGATCGGGTCTTTGCAATGCTGCTTTGCTGCCTCGTACTGCTCCATCACGAAGTCCACATAGGCGTCAGAGCATTCCTCCATCTCATCCGAATCGTAATCCGAGACAGGACGTTTGCTGCGCATCCTGAGAGCCTTCTTCAGCTTGTGTTCGCACAAGGCATGAGCTGCTGTGCCTTCCTTCGCCGCTTCAGACTCCGTTCCCTCGAACTCCTCCTCAAGCCTTGCCGATGGTGTGCAGTTGAGCCACCTGGATGATGCGGAAGGAGGGAGGATGGAATGTTTTCTCATCACAGCACCTCCGCCTCGGCAAGCACTTCCGCGTAATCCTTCGGGTCAATGCCGCTCAAGCGGTCTGCACCATACTTTTGAATGATGGCTCTGACCTCGGCGGTCTTACCGTTCCTGCTCTTCTCAGCGAGAACACCCCTGACCTTTTCCAGCGGGATCTGCTCCGGCTTTTTCTCCGGCAGCGTCTTCGGTGTATCCGTCTCCTTCGGCAAACTGTCAATCACAAGGCTGCATACCGCCTGGATGCTGTCTGCCAGGG